GTCACTGCCCGAGCCCGGACTGAACTTCTCTGAAGACGGTGCGGAAAAATACATAGAGAAGCGTACAAAGATTTTGTATGCCATCAAGGCCGTGTCCAACTGGCTGGCTTTTTCTGCTGTTCTCGGAGATCAGGAGCCTCCGGGCCAGCACCAGTTTAGAAACTCTTGAGTTATACATCTACCCTCTGTATAATGGAGAAGCTATGAAACCGCTTACTATAGACTTCGAGACATACTATTCTCGGGATTATAGCCTTCGCGTGATGACCACGGAGGAATACATTCGTGGCGACGAGTTCGAGGCTATCATGCTCGGGTATAAATTTGGCGACGAGCCAACACAGGTCGTCTACCGGGACGACATTCCGGCGTTCCTTGACGGGGTTGACTGGGCAAACACAGCCCTCGTCGCTTACAACACCGCGTTCGACGCTGCGATACTGAACTGGCGGTACGGGCACCGGCCGGCGCTGTATGTGGACACCATGTCCATGGCCCGGCCGGTGCTGTACCCGTTCACCGGCTCGGTGGCGCTGAAGAAGGTCGTGGAGGCGCTGGGCCTCGGGGAGAAGGGCACGGAGGTGGAGGATGCCCTGAACATGAACTACGACGACTTTTCGCCGGACGCCCTCCTCCGCTATGCCGGGTACTGCTCGAACGACGTCGAGATCACCTACAACGTCTACAAGATGCTGGTGCGCCTGACGCCACCCGACGAGCTGCGGTTGATCCACGAGATCATCCGCATGTACGTGGAACCGGTGCTGGCGGTGGACCGCGAACTGCTCGATGACGCGCTGGTAGAGCTTATCGCCGAGAAAGACAGGGTGCTGGACACCGCACTGGCATACGGGGCCGGGCGGGACGTCTTGATGTCCAACTTGAGGTTTGCCAACTGGCTGGAGCAAAACGGGGTATTGCCACCCACCAAGCCCAGCCCGTCCAACCCGCTGAAAACTACGTATGCGTTCGCCAAGACCGACGCGGGCATGGCAGAGTTGTGCAACCACCACGACCCGGTGGTGGCGACGGTGGCGAAGGCCCGCGTCCACGCGAAGTCCACCATCGACCAGACCCGGATGCAACGCATCCTAGACCTCACCAAGGAGACCGGCATAATGTCGGTGCCGATGGGATACTACCGGGCCCACACCGGCAGGCCGGGCGGCACGGAGAAGGTCAACATGCTCAACTTGCCCCGGGGCTCGGCGCTGAGGAACGCGATCATGGCCCCGGAGGGTCATTCGCTTATCGTGGCGGATCAGGCCCAGATCGAGGCGAGGATGACGGCCGTGCTGGCAGGACAGGACGATCTGGTGAAGGACTTCCGGGACGGCATCGACGTGTACACGGCGTTTGCGGCGCGGCTGTACAACGTGCCCTTTCAGGATGTGACGAAAGAGCAGCGGTTCGTGGGCAAGGTCGCCATCCTCAGCCTCGGGTACGGGGCCGGGTGGATCACCTACCAGAAGATGCTGTCGAACTACGGACACATTGCCACGGATGATGTGTGCCGTGAGACTGTGGCGAAGTACCGCAGCATCAACAACAGCATCGTCACGCTGTGGAAGGTAGCCGACCACTGGATAAACCACGGCCTGTATCAAGGCAACGACATCGAGGCCGGGCCAATATCCATCAAGAAGGGCCGCATCATACTGCCCAACGGCATGACCCTGACCTACCCCAAGCTGCACCGGCAGACGGACGGGTGGGTGTATTACTACGGGCGGGAAGAGCGCCGCATGTACGGGCCCAAGCTGGTGGAGAATCTTGTGCAGGCACTGGCGTGGATCGTGGTGTCCCGGCAACTTATCGAGATCGCCCGTCACCACCGCGTCGCCCACACCGTGTACGACGAGATTGTCTGCGTCGTGCCGGACGCCGAGGTTACAAAGGCTTGTAAGACCATCGAAGACATCATGACCCGTCCGCCACCGTGGATGCCCAACATCCCGCTCAAGGTAGACATCGCAGTTTGTAAAAGATATGGGGATGCTAAATGAAGAAAGACAAGGCATGGAGTTTCAGCCAGCTAAACGCTTTTAATGTATGCCCGAAGCGGTACTGGCACCTGACCATCCAGAAGGACGTCAAGGAAGAAAAGGGCGAGGCTGCCATCAACGGCCAGCGTGTCCACAAGGCGTTCGAGAACTACGTGCGGTCGCGTGGGCGGGAGCCGTTGCCGGTGGACCTGACCTCTCACAAGGAGTACCTGTCCAAGTTCATCGCCCTGCCGCCTACCACCACGGTGGCGGTGGAGATGAAGCTGGCGCTCAACAAGGACTTGGAGCCGGTGGAGTGGTTCGACCGCTCGTGCTGGGTGCGGGCCATCGTTGACTTGGCAGTTGTCGGCAAGTCAGTGGGCGTCATGGTGGACTACAAGACCGGCAAGCCCACCAACGACGACCTGCAACTGAAACTCACGTCCCTTCTCCTGATGCAGTATTTCGAAGACTTGGAGGTGGTGCGTGGGACGTACTACTGGACGAGGACGCACAAGGAAGACACGCCCGTGCCTGTGTACCGTGGGGACTCGACACAGTTGTGGGCGGAGATCATGCCGCGTTTGAACCGTTTTCAACATGCGTGGCACAACGACGAGTACCCGGCAAAGCAATCAGGGCTGTGCAAGAGACACTGCCCGGTTATCCAGTGTAAATTTCACGGAGGCTAAAATGAACAAGCGTACCAAGTTTCTCAACGAGGTAGACGGCATCGTAACCCGCGACCGCAATGACACCTACGGCGGGCCGGAAGATTCCTTTCTTCGCATCGCCAAGATGTGGGACACCTATCTTGGCTGCAAGTACGGCTTCAGCAACACCATCAACGTCAACGACGTCGCCGTCATGATGATCCTGATGAAGACGGCTAGGCTTATCGAGAACCCATCCCACCGCGATAGCTGGCTCGATATCGCCGGGTATGCGGCCTGCGGCGGCACGGTGAACGACGAAGACGACCCACAACTGGAACTGGACTTCGGCGGGACGACGAAAGTAGAAGAAGAGGTAGAACCTGACCTGTTGTCCGTAACGTGTCCGTACTGCGAAGCGGAGCCGAACTTTCCCTGCCGCAGCATAGTGGGTGGCCCTGACCCGCTTATCGGGTACGTTCATCATTCACGCCGGGAGAAAGCTTATGCAGACAAGCGTCGTGCCGAAGCTGCTGTCTAGGAGAGATCAGGTTGTCGAGGATGTGACTAGGCAAATTAGCCGTGAACTTGACCGGCGGGTAGATGGCGGCGCAATTAAACTCGGCATGATAAACAAGTACGGGTTCTTGGTGGAGTGGCCTAAAGTAGAGGTGGTAGCCCCTCGTGGCCCGGTAGTACACTTTGCTTTAGCGAGTGCCTTCTTCGACGAAGTTAAAAGGTCAGAGGACAAGCTCAGCATCAAGCTGGAAGACCCGGTTTCCGCAGAAGAAGTATCTTCTGCGGTTGACCTGTTTATGGCGTGGGCGTTTATACGTGGGGGGTAAGCAATGGCAACACCGGAGTCGAAGGTCAAGGATGCAGTCAAGAAGATGCTGAAAGAATACAAGGCGTACCAGCACTGGCCCGTGCAGACAGGCTATGGTGCGCCGACGCTTGACTGCATTGCCTGCGTAGCGGGGTTGTATATCGCTATCGAGACCAAGGCACCGGGCAAGAAACCCACCCCGCGCCAGTTGTTGACCATGGAAGAGATAAACAACGCCGGGGGTATTACGTTGGTAGTGGATGGAGACCTGACGGAGCTGGAGGCTACGCTCAAGAACGCCGTAGTCATGGGCTTCATGCTGTCCGCTGACTAAGAAAAGCCCGGTTACAAAGGGTTTGTAACCGGGCCAAGCCAACTCTCAACTGAGGAGAAACGGGTTAGCAAGGATGCCCGCTTCGAGTAAAAGAGTATCACATTATGGTTGACGTTCAAGTATCAGAACAGCACAAGGTTTTGCTGCTGCCGGACTCGGAACGACTGCGCCGCATGATCCCCGTGGCAAAGAAGCTGCCGGGCACAGACAAGATCGTCGTGCCACACACCCGCGAAGCCGTCAGGCTGCTGCGGAACATGAACATCGGCGCACCTGCACCGATAGTCCACCAGTACGACTGGGCCTTGGGCAAGCCATACCAGTCGCAACGCGAGACAGCCGCCCTGCTGACAACCAACACCCGCGCTTATGTCCTGTCGGAGATGGGCGTCGGCAAAACCCGTGCAGCATTGTTCGCTGCCGACTTCCTGATGCAAACGAAGGACGTCAGGCGGGCGCTGGTGGTGGGCCCACTCAGCACGCTGCAACTGGTATGGGCGAACGAGATTTTCCAGTTCTTCCCGAACCGTTCGTTCAGCATCGTGCATGGCACACGGGAGAAGCGGTTCAAGGCGCTGAAAGAAGACGTGGACTTCTTCATCGTGAACCACGACGGGCTGCACATCATCGCCGACAAGCTCAAAGACATCGACCTGATTATCATCGACGAGCTGACGGCGTTTCGCACCCACAACACCCGGCGCTGGAAAGCGCTGAACTCCATCGTGAAAAAGACCAAGTTTGCGTGGGGTCTCACCGGGTCGCCACGGCCCAACGCGCCCACGGATGTCTGGGCGCAGGTGAAACTGCTGACTCCCAACAACGTGCCGCCGTACTTCAAGCGGTTCAGGGAGCAGACAATGCGGCAGATCACGCAATTCAAGTGGATCGACAAGGACGAGGCCAACGACATCGTGTACGCCGCCATGCAACCCAGCGTGCGGTTCATGCGTGATGACTGCTTCGACCTGCCGCCCACCACGTACACCACCCGGCACGCTGACCTCAGCCAAGAGCAGTCCAAGTTCTACAAGGAGATCATGACGAGGCTCAAGGTCGAGTATAAAGAGCATCGCATCTCTGCTGCCAACGAGGGCGTCAAGCTCAACAAGCTGCTACAGGTGTGCGGCGGATACGTGTACACCGACACCGACATGCGAACGCTGGCGCTTAACCCCGCACCACGACTGGCCGCGCTCAAGGAACTGCTGGAAGAGACCGACCGCAAGGTGATTGTGTTCTGTCCCTTCGTACACACGGTGGAGCAGGTGTACCTGTTCGTGAAGCAGCACTTCACGGCAGCAATGATCTACGGCAACACGGCGGTCAAGGACCGGGAAAAAATATTCCGGTCCTTCATGAAGTCGCAAGACCCTCGCGTGCTGGTCGCGCACCCCAAGACCATGAGCCACGGGCTCACCCTCACGGCTGCCAACACCGTGGTGTGGTATCTACCGGCACCCTCGCCTGAGATATACGAGCAGGCGAACGCCCGAGTTACCCGCCCCGGCCAGAACAGCCACACACTCATAGCCCACATAGCCTCCTCGTCCGTGGAGGTGAGGGCTTACAAACGCTTGCAGAACAAGCTCAGCACCCAAGGCGTTTTGCTGGGAATGTTCGACGGCGTGAAGGAGGACGCTGCTTGACGGACGACACGAATGTAAGTATAATCTCTGTATATAGCTGAGGAAAAAATGACCACAAAAGAACAAGTTATCGAGATTGTCGGGAACAGTCCTTCCGGCAAGCTTATCGCCAAGTACATCGAGCTGCGCGACAAGAAGAAAGCCGACGAGACGGCGCTGAAAGAACAGCACCAGCCGCTTGTCGAAGTCATGTCCGCAATCGAGAACGAACTTCACAAACGCATGATGCAGGACGACACGGACACCATCCGGCACAAGGGTGTCGGCACGGCCTACCTTGCCGAAGAGGTCTCTGCTAAAGTGGAAGATCGTGAAGGGTTCCGCAACTGGATTATCGAGGGACAGGTGTGGGACGCAGCAGACCTGCGCCCTAACAAAACCTTTGTAAAGCAGTACCTCGATTCCCACGGGGAGTCGCCCCCCGGCATTGCCGTAAAGCGTCGTAACCACGTCAACATCCGTATTTCCTAGGAGGAGCTATGAGCAACGTCATTCCGTTTGAAAAATCCGCACTGCCCGCATCCCTCGCCGCTGCGTTTCAGGCTGAAGGGTCCAAGCGTCTCGGTGGAGAAATGGGAGCCGGTTTTCCGGTCCTGTCTATCCGTGGTTCCCGCTGGCGCGTGAAGTGGAAAGGCGAAGAGCGGGTCATCACCGACCCCAACACCGGAGACCCGGTGGGCAGCCTGCGTGTCGTCATTCTCGACGGCAACGATCACGTCAGCAAAATCTACTACGAGAAGTCTTACGACGAGGGCGACGATGCCTCCCCCGACTGCTTCTCGCTCGATGGCGTCACGCCTGACCCGACGGTGCAGAACCCGCAGTCCAAGACCTGTGAGGCGTGCCCGCACAACGTGTATGGCTCCAAGGTCACGCCGCAGGGCACCCTGACGTGGGCTTGTGCCAACAGCGTGAGGCTGGCGGTAGCCCCGGCGGGAGACATCCCCAACGAAGCAGGCGGCGGCTCCATGCTGCTGCGTGTCCCCGGTTCGTGCATCAAAGACCTTCAGCTCTACAACAAGATGTTCGAGCAGGCGAACGTGCCGTTCTACGGGTTCGTCACCATTCTGCGTTTCGACACCGACGCCAGCTATCCGAAGATCACCTTCACGCTGGATCGGGATCAGCACCTGACGGAGGAGCAAGCGGCGCAGGTTCTCGAAGCCCGCAAAAGCGATCAGGTCAGGCGCATTCTGAGCGAATCCATCGACTTCAAGAGAACCAACGATGCGGTCGAGCACATTCTGGACGCGGCTGAGAAGCCGCAACGCAAGCCCGAGCCACAGAAGACCGACCCGGTCGTCAACGTGGCACCGGCAGAGTCTGAGCCGAAGCAGGAACCTCCTCCTCCTGCCAAGGCGAAGGAGCCAATGCCTTCCGTGGCTGAGGCTGCGCCCACAACTCCCTCCGACGTAGATAGTCTCGTAGGCGATCTGCTCGGCGGATAGGGCGTCACCGGGGAGGCGGGGGTTAGCTACCCCCGCGCTCCTTTTTTACCTATGCTGGAGGAGACATGACAAACCTAGAATTCCTCAGAACCATTTTGCCGGAAGGAAACTTCTGGTACGTAGGGTACAAAAACCCGCAAGACCCCAAACCATATTTCAGTCACGTACCGTTCGAGATATCAGAGACAGGCTTCCAAGCGGGCCTGTCTTTTGCGTTGAAGAAGCCCCACCACAATGTCTATTTCACGCCTGCCGCTTATCTCCAAGACAAGACCCCCAACGACAGCGGGCAACTGACTGCGGAGCGCAAGCGCGAGAATGTGGCGGCCCTGCAATCGTTGTGGATCGACATAGACGGCGGCCCGGGCAAGCCGTACGCTTCGTGGGAAGAGGTGATCCGGGCGCTGGGGGAGTTCCTCCGCACGACGGATTTCCCCCACCCCTCGGCGATCGTCAGGTCCGGGGAGTTCGGCGCACAGGCGCTGTGGGCGTTTAACAACCCCCTGCCGTTACCCCAGTGGCAGGATTACGCCAACGGGCTCCGCAAGCTGTGCATCGAGTCAGGGCTGCACATCGACGGGGGCGTCACCGTAGACGCGGCACGCCTCTTGCGGATGCCCGGCACGATGAACCAGAAGTCCACCCCAGCCCACCCGGCCACGCTCGTGCGACTTACTGGCCGACACCCGGCGGAACGCATCACCAAGCATTTACAAACCTTTGTAACGCCGCTTCAGACCGTCATGGAGGGTGGGGCGCAGCATCTGGGCAGCTACCAGACCGTCGCCCGCAACTCCGAGATGTCGGCGGTCGTGAAGAACTGCCCCCTCCTGACTGCCATCGCAGAGGACGGAGGCTCAAAGTGCCATGAGCCTTTGTGGAAGGCGACCCTGCACACGGCGAAAGGCTGCTTGGACGGCGAGGAGTGGGCTCACAAACTGAGTTCCGGCCACCCTGACTATTCCGCAGAGGCCACCGTCGCCAAGTACGAGGCGTGCGACACCGAGAAGGCATCCACCATTACCTGTGACCACTTCGCTGACGTATCGGCGGAGGTCGGGTACACCCACTGCGGTGAGTGCAGGTGGCGCGACAGCATCAAGGCTCCGATCCAGTTGGGCGTCACGGAACTGCCGGACACACTGCCAGCGCACTTCCCGGTAGGGAGTGGCTATTACCAAACCGACAAGGGCGTGTTTCGCAGCGGACAGAAAGACAAGGACGGCGACCCCAAGGACGACCTGTTTATCATGCCGTACGTGTTCGAGACCGTAGAGCTTGTAACCCGGTACGACACGGTAACAGAGCGGTTCACGCCCATGCTGAGCTGCCGCGTCGCCCACGTAGGCGAGAAGGCGGTCAACACCTACCTGAGAGTCTCTGATGGTGCGAGTGAGGCGAAGTGGTTCACGATACTGGCCGAAGCGGGGATGCTCACCAACAATCACTATGTAAAACAGTGCAGGGATTTCATCATGGCTTGGGTTGACTCAATCCGCAGTGCAGGGGCAGGTGTCCGTGGGTTCGACAGTCAGGGTTGGCAGCAAGACCCGGAAACCGGCGAGAGGTTCACGTCATTCGTGGCAGGGGAAAAGGTGTACTACCCAGACGGCACCGTCCACGTAGCGAAGGGGCAGGGCATCAGGGAAGCCAAGGACTACGTTATGAGGGGCTCCGACGAGCCGTGGCGAGAACTCTCGGCCATGCTGGCGAAGTCCAACCCGTGGATGGCTGTCATGCTGGCATCGTCATTTGCAGCGCCTCTGGTGGCTTTTACCAGCTTCCCGGGCCTAGTCCTCAGCTTTCAGGGAGAAACGGGCGTAGGCAAGTCCCTGACGATGGAGACGGCGGCTGCGGTGTGGTCCAACCCGACCCAGATGAACCAGATCAACGACACCCCCAACGCTGTCAGGAAACGGGCGGGCGTGATCAACACCATGCCGGTGTACTGGGACGAGGTGCGCTCCATGGACGAGCGGGGCCAGCGGAACATCCAAGAGCTGATCTTCGCTGCCGTGTCCGGCAAGGACAAGTCCCGCCTCAACTCCAATGCCGAGTTCCGTGAAACAAAAACGTGGAACACGCTCATGACCATCTGCACCAACGCCTCACTGGTGGAGATCGCCGAGAGCATCTATGGCGACAACTCCGCCGCCGGCCTGATGCGGGTCTTCGAGCTTCACACCCCCCTCAACGACACCGGCACCAACGTGAGCCGGGCTGAGCAGCTTCGCACGGCGCTACGCAGCAACTACGGTGTCATCGGTGCGGCGTACGCCAAGTGGCTCGTGCAGAACTCCGCCACGGTGCAGGGGGTGATAGACAAGGTGACGGATGATGTCCGCACCCGCATCGGGGGCAAGAGCGAGGAGCGCCTGTGGGTCGCCACCATTTCCGTGCTGCTGGTTGGAGCCCAGTTTGCCAAGGTGCTGGGGTTCATCCCGAGTCTGGACGTAGCCGCCGTGAAGGCGTGCCTGCTGGAGACCGTGGAGTCCCTGCGAAGCAACCGGGAGGAGTACCGCGAGACCAAGGACAGCAAGCGGGCACTGGAGGCGTACCTCAACTTCATCTCCCCCAAGACGCTACGCACCAACGTCGCCGCCAACAAAGGGCGTCTCCGCAGCGAGATCAAGATCACCCGCGACGTGGTGGGAGGCAACTTCGGCTCCAACAACGTCGAGCTGCTCGCCCACCACGTCGAGGCAGAAGGCGTCGTCAGGGTGTGGTCACAGCACCTGCGGAAGTGGCTTGTGAAGGAGGGATACAAGTGGCGCGTGGTCAAGAAGGAAATGGAAGAGGCTGGGGTGTTTCGTGATGTGGGTCAGGGTACGATGGGAGGCGGGACGCCCTACAGCCGGTCAACCATCGACGGCAAGGTCGGACCACGCAAACACATCACGGCCATCCACATCGACACCCACTCATCCCACTTGTCAATCGTCCCGCCTGATGGTACAACTGAAGACGCGGAAAGTTCATAGCCTCATTCTCCAAGAACCCCGGCCCCTTACAAACCTTTGTAAGGTCAGCCGGGGTATTTTTTTGCCTATTTCCGGCGTTTACCGCTGCCGTTTCCGGCCGAATTTTTTGACGCCGACTGGACTCTGAGGTTTGATCGTGAGTTACTCCCGCCGGACCGCAGCGGTCGTTTGTGGTCTACGTGCTTCCCGTCACCCTTCCTGACTTTTCCCTCCTTCTCCAGCACCCTCCTCGCTTTGTTCCGCATCACCCGCTTCTTGACCTGCTCCGGGCGGGCCTTGTACGTCCTGCTGTGCCGCTTTTGCTGACCGCGCGTGCGGTGCGTCACCGGGTCTCGCTTCTCTCCTCCTTCGGCCATCAGCGTGTACTCCGTTTGCCCTGCTTCTTGTAGTTCGTGCCCTGCCTGACCTTGCGACCTGCTGTCATCCAGTCTGCTACTGGCCCCTGCTTGGTCACGAGGCCACC